GCTTGTCGACGCCGCCGCCCCAAAGGAGGCTTTCCAGCGCCCCCGCATTGTAAGGCCCCCAGGGCTGCCCCGATACGACAACCGAACCGGGACGCCCCGTCTGGCTATTGGCCGCACCATTCGAAGCCCAGCCCGCGACCGGGAGCCCCCCGACATACAGCGCGTCGGGCGACTGGAACGGATCGGCGGCATTCCCGACCGCGTTGACGATCGGGAACCGGCCCAGATTGATCAGAGGCTGCGCGCCGTTTGAAGTGGCCGGCGCGCCTGTCAGGACGGGAGACAGGACACCGGCCGTCACGTTCCCGCTCGCGTCGAGCCCAGCCACGCCGGAAGCGGCGCCGATTGACGTCTGCTGGACAGACCCATCGGCCATCTGGCCGATCTGCGTCAGTGTGGCCGCCGTCCCGTCAGCATAGACAGAAGGCACGACCGTCGACGCATCGAGACCTCCGGGCGGCTTCGTCGGCGCGTAAGTCTCGGCGGACGTGGAGCTGGAGGCGGTTGCTCCCATACGCAGGACAGATGCAACCTTATGGTCCGGCCCGAGGTTCGCGAAAGGGGCAACCGTATGGTTCGGCGCGCCAACGGCGGCTCCTGCGACCGCGAAAGTCGCGAGCCCCGCAATGATGTGCTTGCGCATTGTGCTTATCCTGCCGAGACCATGACGTAGCCGCCGTTGTTGAACATCGCCCCGGACACGCTGGGGTCAGTAGTCGGGAGGTCAATGACCAGAATGGGGATGCCGCTCGACACCCCCATGAACTCGACGCCGCCCAACATCATTGCCCCGCTCGACGACAGCGGAACAACGCCGCCGGCGCTGCCCTTCTGCGCGTTGATTGCAGTCGTGGCGGAGTTTGCGGCGCCAAGTGCGGCATTCTGCGCATCGGTTGCCGCCGCGACAGCCTGCGCGGCAGAACTGCCGACCGCGCCCGTGACCGTGGCGACCTGTGCATCCACATAGGATTTTGGCGTCAGATGATCGGCGCTGGACGGTGTGCCTGACCACGAAATAGGGCCGCTCACCGCCCCGCCTACGGTCGGCACCGCACCAGACCAGATCTGGGACTGTTCGACAAACTGCCCTTCGCCATTGAACACGCCGAACACAAGGTCAGTCGCGGCAGGCGCGCCCGACAAGGTGGCGAGAGACGAAAGGGCCGTGACTTGCAGGCTGCCCGATATGGTTGATTCGCTCACAGTCGGCTCCTATCCAATCGCAAGCGGGATGCCGCTGTTGATGGTGAGAATGCTGCCGTTGGGCAACTGAATGGCGTTTGGCGGCAACTGGCAGCCCGTGACCGTGGTCGGGACTGATCCGGGGGCTGTCGCATCGGTCTCGTCCGTGATCGCGATGGTTACGAGCAGAGACTTTCGGCGCCCCTGCTGCGTCGTCAGCGCGACCAGCACCTGTTGCGTCGTGCCCGGTGCTCCGCCTCCGAGATGAATGACCGCCATGCCATTGATGAGCGTGGCGTAAAGGACCGCCAGATCGGTTTGCAGGCCGGTGGCACTTGGGACCGACGCGCTCGGTGCCATCAGATAATCGCCCGTGCCCGCCAGCCAGTCAGTCGCATCAAGCGTGAAATCCAGGTTGTCCGCGCTGGATTTCGGCGCCCACGAGATGGAGACGGACAGCGGCACAAGGCTGCGCGCGCGGAGGTTCGTCGCGGTCGGCACGGCAATCGTGCGCACCGGCGACGGCTGCCAGTTGGGCGACGGAAGCGGCGCGGTCACAGGTATTCGTCGATCTGGATGTAACCGACTGCGCCCGCGCCCCCGGACGTTGCCGCGCCGCCCGGCTCGGTCGCGGTGCCAGAGCCGCCGCCGCCATAAGCCTGCGCACCGGCAGACACGCCACCCGAGCCGCCGAACACGCCGCCATGCCCGATCAGGGACGAACCTCCAGGCCCGGGCAGGATGTTGCCCGTATTCATGGCAAAGCCGCTGCCCGCCGCGCCCCCCGGATCCGCGATCAACGTCTGAAGCGTCACTCCCGATGCGATCGCCCCGCTCGGCAGCCCGGCCACGGTGCCGAGGGACACGGCAAACGGCGGCGTGTAAGGCTGGCCTGCGAGGCCGCCCGGGCCGCCCGGCGCGACGCGGCCTCCGATATACGAATGAATGCCGGGGTTCCCGTCGTTTTGACCAGCGGTCGGGGACGCGCCCCCCGTTCCGACATAGATCGCGATGCCGGCGGATAGCGCGCCGCGTGAGAAGGTCATGATGCCTTCCTCATACGAACCGCCGCCACCGCCAGTCGAAGCGCACGCCGTGGTCGCCGATGAGGCTAGAGCAGGCGCACCCCCACCCGAACCGCCCGGCGCGCACAGCCTATACCGTGCCTTCGTGGTGAGCGGGTTCGGCGTCCATGTGCTGGACCCGGCGGGGAACACGGTGGTGGCGAGGAGGGTGCCCCCGCTGAACGCCTCTATCAAAAGCTGGGCCAGTTCAGCGGTTGTCAGGCTGTCGTTCGCATCTTCGGACAGGATGTCGACGATGACCTGCCCGAGCGCCGATGACATGGCCGTGCTTTGGCGCCAGACTTTGTTGGCCTGCGCCGAGGAAGCCTGTCCGGATACCACACCGTCTGCATACGTTCCGCCGCTCGCGAGATCGCTCTGATACTGCGCATCAGTCAGCACGTTCGCGTCCGCCCCAGACGCGAAAGGCAGAAATGAGTTTGTTGCCATTGCTTATTCGACCGTGTTCGCGCCGATGACGAAGTTTCCGAGCTCAGACCCGAATTGGCCGCTCGTGAACGCATAGGTGATGGACACGCCAACCGGCTTGAGTGGCAGGTATCCGTTTGTCAGAACAGCCTGGAGAGTTGGCGAGACGCTGCTTGAGACCGCGATTGTCGCGGTCATGGCGCCTTCGCCTATCGTGACAGCGGATGCCGACACGCCGAGAGCTGCCGCCACGATTTCGACCGCTCCCGGCAGGCTGCCGTCCCAAGAATTGCAGAGGATCTTCGCGGCAATAACTTGCCGGTAATCGCCGTCACTCAGCGTGGTGACTTGTTGCGTTGCGTCGCCGACAACCCACCAGATGCCTTGATCCCACCCAAGGCCAGGCGTGTCCCAAGAGAAATACTGATTGATGGTCAGGGCGACGTAGCGCGAGATGCCGACCCAAAGGCCGATCGCATCCAGTTGCACGCCCACTGCTTCAGTTAGATTGAAATAATCCGGGAAGCCCGCTGCTAACGCGATCTGATCCGCCCATGCCTGCACCGAAACGGCAACGGTCTGAACGAAATTCGGCTTGTCCGCGTGCTCTGATGTGATCAACCCCGTGAATGCGCTTGTATCCGCCATCAGGTTGAACTCGATGCTGTCACCGTAACGTCAGATGTCGTGCAAACGGGCTGCGCGTTGAACGCCAGCGCTATGTTCGCGGCGCTCGGTGTGACACCGCCTTCGCCAATCAGGATCGATGTCAGATCGTATGTGTCGCCACCCTCTGCGGACGATAGCGTTGCCTTCGCATAAAGCCGCGTGGTGTAGATTGTGGACCCGATCGGCAGGCTCGCGATGTAATTTGCCACCAGTGCCGCCGCCGCGCTCCCTATGGCGTCCGTGTAGCCTGTTAGAGCTACGAGATTGATCTGAACCGTGATCGTGGTTTCAGCCGGCCGGTAGAAATTGATCGTGCGCGATGTGCCGGAACTGTCCGTGACCGTCTGAGTGGTCGTGCCGGCAGTAGGCGTGCCCAAGGTTTTCTTGTTGGCGATTGCAGTGGCAATGGCCACATCGTCGCCGCCCTCGACGACGAGCGCTATCGCGTTCGCAGCGAGCCCGTTGTTGTCAGTCGAGTCCGTGTCGTTCTCATACCCCTGACACGCAGACACGCCCGAGAGAGACAGGATGCCGCCAACAATCCCGTCCATGACGGTTTGGCTCGGCAGCATCGTGCTGGCCGCTTGCTGGACGCGCAAAGACGCGTCCGTCTGCCCAGCCTGCCCGGGGTTGGACGCAGATGCGTTGCTGACCGTGGCCCACCCAAGGGTTGGCGTGTTGATGGTCGTCAACGTGCCGGCAGCCACGATAATCGCACCTGCGGTGGCACAGGTCGCCGTGACCGTGACCGCCCCCGTGGCCGCGATCGTCGTGTTCGTTGGGAGGGACCAAGTATAGCCGTACGCGCTGTCTTTGACGCTTCCGGCCGCGATGACTGTTCCAGCTGTCCCGGTCAAAGTTACGTCGCACACCGAATAGGTGGACGCCGATCGTGTGATGCCGTTGATTGCGACCACAGAAGACAGGCCCGCACCTTGTGCCGTCTTGGGCGAAAAACCGTTGTATGCCGCGATCATGGCCGCGTTGGAGGCGTTGATCGCCTGCGCGATGATGCCGATCCACTGGCCGTCCTGCGTGCTGTTGTCCAGCACCACATCGGAGCCGTAAATGCCCCGATAGGCGGCCTGAAGATACGACAGGATTTCCGCGTAGGTCGGCGCCGTGATGCCCGTCGCGCTCACCGTGCAGGCGAGTTGCGAGACATCAGAGATACCGGCCATTTACGAACTCACGGATAGTGTGGCCGCTCCGTAGAGCGTCTGGATTGTGATGCTGATGGTCAACGCCCGGTTCAGCAGGGTGCTGCTATAGCTCGTGATGGACTGAACCCCGGCCGTGGCAAGGATGCGGTCCTGAATGACGGCATCGTATGTGCCCGTCGTGCCGCGCCCGAGAACTTCAGTTTTCCAGGGCGTGCCGTCGCTCGTGTCGGCGAACCACTCTCCAAGCCAGAGGCGCAGGCGCGTTTGCACAAGCTGCGCGACGGCCTCAGCGTTGTTCTGCTGAAAGTCTGACTGATTGGCGCCGAACTGCATGTCGCCATCGGCGGTCATCATTCGGAGCCGCATTTTTCAACCTTCCGGCGGACCGCTCGTCCCGCTGCCGCTTTCAACGCCAGTGTGAGCATGCTTATCGAGCGATATACCGCCACCGACGATATCTCCGGTCGCAGACGCGGACCCGTTGATCTGGACACTTCCGTTTATCGTCACGAGGGCGGCTGTAAGCGTAATCGCGCCCTTTGCGAGATCCAGCACGGTCCCACCGTCGTCTGACCGAAGCTGCGTACTGGTCGTGCTGATATTCGACTGGGGGCGCGCGTTGCTGGTCAGGCCAACAAACGCGATACCGTCCGATAGGTCGTGGCGGCGCGTGTCATACTGCGGCTGCCCTTCGCCGTTTTGCCACCATTCGTCGATCGATCGAGACGCGAACACGACGAGGCATTCATCGCCGGCGGATACGGGAAATGTGAGACTGAATCCGCCGCCGCGCGGGAAATGGAGCGGGCAATGGGGCAGGATCGGGAAGTCCATTGCCGTGCGCGTCAGATCATCTGCGATCGCATTGATCTTGGCGGCGATCTTTACGGCGGCGAATGGCGCACCGTTATCCCATGTCACCGACTGGATAACGCCCGGCAATGCCGTCCAGAGGCGCGATTGCAGGCTGTCGAGCCACGTGCGCTGCATCTCTTCGCGGTCGGCATATCGCTCGCGCAGGTCGGTCATCAGTTCGCCGTGTAAAAAGATCCGGGCGTGACGGCAGATACGTCGGTCGCCTGGCAGGTTATCGTCGAATACCATTCGTCGCCGCGCGTATCGCCGGTGATTTCCACAAAAACCACAAGATACGAGCCGGATGGCGATAGGCCGATCACGCTCCGGCGCGAAACCCCGTTCGCCGTTGTGGTCTCGTCGTAATTGCCGCCATCCTGCGCGGCGTAGGACAGATCGGCCTGCGAGGCGAGCACATCGCCGGTATGGATGGTAACAGCCGCTCCCGGCTTCAGCGCGGGGTTAAGCAGGCAAGTTGCCTGCACTCCGCCGGGAACCTGCACCGGGATGCCGACAAGGCCGGAAGTGGAATCCAGCTCGATCGCTGCTACGGATCCAGCATTTACCATGTCTGCGATGCGCGTAAAATTCAGCGTGGCGTCGTCCATGTTCCAAACCGCTGCCGCGCTTGCCGCCGTGGTGCGGAGCACATCGCGCGTCATGCCGCACATGACTTTCGGCCGAGCGCCGCTGCCTTGCAGCTCAGGGAACGCGCCCGCCGCAATCTGGTCCGTCGCCATATCCTTTACGCATTGGTCCCGCGCGTCCTGGTGTGTCCACCCAGCCGCGAGCACCTGCATCGTCGTCGCGGTCGCATAGGACTGCTCGTTTGTCGTGCCGAAGATGTCGATAAACGTGTCGGTCGGATTTTCGCGCCCGTATCGCGTCTGTGCGATCGTCCCTGAGAATATCTGCGCGACGTTGCCTTGATAGCCTGCCGACAGAATGACTCGAGTGAACTGGGACTGGATCGCCGTAACCGTAGCGGGAGCAGGGTTGTAGACCCGCGCCTGCATGATACGCGGCGTCTGGACCGATCCGTGCGTGACCTGAAATCTGACACGCAGTTCGGACAGATCGAGACCGGCCCCGTCATCCCCAACAACCTGCAACGAGCAGGCCCGGAGAAACTGGACGGTCCCGCTCACGACGAAACAGCCACGTAGAGATGCGAGAGTGTGCCGAGGTTCGCGAATGTCGGCACCGCGTCAGCATCGCCATCTGTGTTGACGACCAGACTGAAACCCAGGCCAAGATAGCCATACTGCGCCAGAAGGTCAGCCCCGGTTACAAGAGGGATGCCCTGAACGATTGCATTGCCCGACGAGTCCGACAGGTCGAGCACCCAGCCGCCATCGGCGACGTTCTGGTATGTCAGACGAAGATTGTAGGTTGCCCCGGCTATGGAGATGGAAAACGACTGAGGCGCGCCGGAGAGCGGCACCTCGTAAAACGTCGTTGTCATAATCTCGAACTCGCTACCGCGCGCAGGGTTCAGTCTGGCCTGCACGCAAAACGGGCAATTGTAGCTATGTGCTTATCGCGGCGTGCTGTGTTTCGCAAGAACTTGTTTTCGCTTCCGTCAGTGGGACCCCCTCCAGCACCCCCCACTGCCCGGGAGGGGAAAGCCCAGGCTATCGCTTAGGCTTGAAGCGCTAGGCGGGCAATAAACCCAGATCGGCTCTCTCCCGCGTCTTTCGCGCGTGCATCGAGTCTGGCCAGAACACGCCTCGGCAACGTGATGTTCACACGCTCCGCACGCTCGTCGAACAGGGCGGGATCAACCGTGACAAAGCCAGACATCCATCCGGATCCGCTCCACTCGGGGGTTTGAACGATCGCATCCAGACGCGACGGTGCTGGGATGCTCTCCCCACGATCAATCATGTCCTCGATCCAGAGCGTGGCCGCTTCGGTCGCATTGGTCACGGCTTCGTCCAGCGTGTCTCCTGCCGAAAAGCACCCCGGTAGATCGGGAACCACCACACCAAATGCGGTCGTGTCAGTGCCGAATTCGATCATGATCGGATAACGCATCGCTTCCTCCCGCCGCGTCACTTGAGACCGGCCTGCTTACGGATCGCGGCGACCAGACCTTTGCCGAGGTCCTTCTTCGGATGCGGCACGGTAATGGAGTGCCCGTGCTCCGGGTGCCGAAAGATATGGTGCGAACCGCGAGAGCGAACCTCGAACCATCCGGCGTTCTTCAGTTCACGGATCAGATCGGCGCTGCTCATTCAATCTTATACACACGATGCGCATCACTCCGCAATCCATAATGTGCGCACAGTGTGTATTATTGACGGTGCCCTAAAGCGCGCCCTCCAACCGCCTTGCCGGCGCTAGATACGGCCGCACCTCCAGTTCCTCGCGCCCGAGAAACGCGGCCTCGTGCGCCATTTGCACGGTTGCAACGACAATCCCGATGCAGATGTCCGAGAACGCAGCGATCGACATCTCCTGCGGGCGCACACCGGGCCGGATGGCACCCGTCTTCGGGTCGATGTCTCGCATTGGCCAAAGAAGCCGCAGCGTGCCACCGCAGTTCTGCACGAGATAAGGCGCCCGTGCTCCGTCGCCAATCGAGATCACATAGAGGCCTTCGCTGTGAAACCCGGCGATTGGCTGCCAGAATAGATAGTCGCCCGCCTTGGCCGCCGGGTAGAGGCCCATGTGATTGACGCGCATCAACTGGTTCCGAGATCCTGGTGCGCCCGCGGAGACGAGCGCGCTCATGACACCGCCTCCGGGGTGCGGACGAAAGGGGAGTTAGCCACCTTCTTTTCGCGGGCTGCCATCCGGATCGCCCCCTCAAGCGCCGGATCAATCTGCGCGCCGGGAATGGCCTGCGCCAGCTTGACGATGCCCATCGGCAGAACCTTGACGGTGTTTCGGGTCTTTTCCTCCCCGTTCGCATCCGTATAGGTGTCAACCTTGTGCCAGAGGCAAAGGCAGTCGATCCGGTCCTGATAGGCTAGCCACACCACGCTACCGGGGCGGCGGTAGATCCAGCGGTGAGTCGCCAAAAACGCCACGAAGCCCTTGGGCTTCACCTGAAGGATCTTCGCCGCCTCATACAGACCGTATGACCCATCCGACAGGCTGATGCGGTCCAGTGCATCCGACTTGGGCTGGGCGATCGTCAGGGCTTTTGCCTGCTCCTCGATCTTCTCCTGCTGCTCGGCAGCGAGAAGAAGGGCCTCGCGGAAAGACGTCGGAACAGCAGGGTGCGGCTTCGCCGCGCCGCGCTCCAGATCCATCCAGCGGTTGACGATCTTGAGGCGAAGGTCGGCGCGGTAGCCGGCGACCAGCGTGTAGGTCAGGTTCTGGGGGAGCGCATATTCCTCGTATTCCTGCCCGTTCTGGGGGTCTATCCAAGTTTGGATATACCCCCTCTCATCTTGACCCAGGTCCGTGAGCATCTTCTTTACGTCGCGGCGAACGTGCAGATGCTGCTTCCCCGTCAGATCCGCGATCTCGCGGCTTGACATGGTGACGGGCGCATTGGGAGCAAGAATGTCGTTCATGCGGCTTCTCCCACGACTTTATCGTGAGCAACCGGGCGCATGTCCTTGTCGTGCGTGCCAACGACCGGGCGCAGCAGACGCCAAAGCGCGATCTGCGCCGGATCGGTAAGCGTGACGCCGGTATGTGTGATATAGGCGTGAGTAGCCTGCGGCATGGGATCAATCCCCTTGCTGGTGGTTAGGCCGGGCAGGATGTTGCTGCATCCCGTCCGGCTGATATCAGTGATATCACCTCACTCTATTGCGCGTCAACACTGATATCGCATATATCACCCGTATGGCTGTCGATCCCTCCAAGATGACTAGGAAACTAGTCTCGTTACCCCACGAAATGGTTGAAGCCATTTCCGAGTATCGTTTTGCTGAGAAGATCGGCAGCGAGTCCGAAGCAATACGCCGCCTAATCCAGATTGGGCTGGCGGCCGCTACGGAGGCGCCCAAGGCTTAATGCTCTCTCGCTCCCCGAAACAATCTGTCATAGGGTGGCAGAGGTGGGGGAGAGACAATGAAGAGAGCGTTTGTTGCGGCCTCAGTCGCGGTTTCATTGCTATCGACGAGAGCATGGGCCCAACAATATCATCCTGATTTTTCGTGCGCTGCACCGCCGCCCAACAACGGTGTTGCACTTATGCTTTGTCAGAATAGCGACGCCGCCAAGCATGAGTTGATGTTTGACCAGACGTACTATGCATTACGCCAAATCGTCGGGAAAGACGGTTGGAAGGCATTAAAGCAAAGCATCATTTTGGACGAGAACGCTGCCAACCAAGGGTGTGGCCTCCCCATACCCGGCGAAGGCGATCAATCGATCCCTCCCAATGGGGCTGAATGCTACATCGGGGCAATCGACAGGCTGACAGAGAAATATCGTACGCGCCTCGCGGGTGCGGCCCTCGAAGAGGCGCAACGTCCCATCGATCAGCATATTCAGCTCCAACAGAAGCTTATTGACGCTGGTTACCTTCCCACCGGAACGATCGCCGATGGTGTGTACGGAGAAACGACACGCGCGGCGATTGAGACTTGGCAGCGCGTTCAAAAGCGGCCGTCTTCTGAGGGCTTCATTTCCGATGCGGACGAACGCGTTTTGCTGGGAGATAACTCGCCCCCGGGGGGCGCTCCTCAGCAGGATGCGCGGGAATCAATACCTCCAAGCCCAAATGAATCAGTTCTCTATAAGCTTGCGCATCCAGACAAAAATACGCCAGATACCCCAAATCAAGGGTCAAAGTGCGCAAGCGACATTCATGCGTGTCGAGATAACGCAGATATAGCAAATAATTCTAATAAGTATGCTTACGCTAGGGAAGAATGCAAAGACCAAGCTGGGCAAATGGCCAAATATGGGACTCCAGTATGGCCAGGTTTTTTCTCGGGAGGGGCGTTTGGAAGTTTCTCGGTTGGGCAAGATGGGCCGTCAACTGGAGTAATGACCCTGGTGGAGCCGAATGCTCAATTTCAAAATGGTTTTGGCGCGATGGTTCACGTGACTGTGCGGTGTGAATATAACTTCAATACAGAATCGGTCATTAATATAAATATGGAAAACCACTGACCCACCAACGCTAAGCCATCTCACAGCCGCACCGGTTCGACCCGAGGTAGGGGGCTATCCGGCCGCCATCCTAGATGGGCCTTGCGGCTGAAACGCAGAAGGCAGCGCCGAGCTTATCGAAAGATTGACGTCCGGTGTGAAGTGGATGCAGGATGCGCCCATGTTGATTGCTGCGACAGGAGGCGTTCTGTGGATACCGGTGCGCCTCTCGCAGGCGAAGAATTTAAGTTTGAGATAGAAGGCTTCCTACTCAGTAGCCTGCCGATCAGCCGCGTTATAAAATACTTGGAAGCGCTCAAGACGCTTATAGGCGCCCCCGCTCATACGCACGTCCAGTCTCTTGCCGATGGCTCTCTTCACGCTGGCTTACTGGTTGACGGTAGCGCGGCGGTCAAGGCGCACGAATGCCTAGGTCAGGCATCCCGGGAAGATGGGGGCCGGCCGCGTGCTGCCTTTGTTCATCTCAACGCCATGATCGCTGAAGATGGCGGCGTAGGAACGTTGAGAAGCATCACCCGCGATCGTCGTCTACTTACTTTCCCCGGGCGAGCCCAGAGAACCGATCCGTTGCCCTCTTTTTGGGAAGAAGGAGCCCTGCGCGGGAGGCTTGTCGGACTTGCCACTCGTGCTATCGAAGGCCGGTATGCCGGCGACATTCGAAACGCGGTAGAGACCCAGAGATTCTTTTGCTCCGAAGCGACAGCTCTGGCTCTGACGAAGTATTTGTTCACTGTTCCAATCGAGGTGTCCGGTCGCGGCCGCTGGCGGCGTCAGGCGGAGGCTGGGCAGTGGAAGCTTCTCGATTTTGAGGTGTCGTCCTTCCGCGCGCTACGGCCAGCATCGCTGCGCGAAATACGCCAGCAGGTTCAGGAAGCCGGGGGGCTTGGCCTGAACAGTCCCGAAGCCATGGATACATTGAGAGGCATTCGCTGAATGTCCCGCCGAGTTTTGTTCGACACGAATTTCTTGAGTTGGTTTTGCGACAACCAATCTCCAGTGCCTTTCATCCAAGATGACGCACACGATACGTTGACTGACCGGTTTGATTATCTGCTCGATCGCCTGACCGCAGATGGAAGTGAAGTTGTCATTCCGACGCCGGTTCTTGCCGAGGTGATGTGCGCCACTTCTATCAACACGGCGCCCGTCCTAAACCTAATCAGCCAAAATCCGTATTTTCGCTTGCCGCCATTCGGGCAGAGAGCCGCCGAAGAGTTCGGGATGCTGTTTCGCGGACAACATCGGGGCTCCGATAACCGGAATTCGTTCAAGTTCGACTTGCTTATTTTGGCCATAGCAAAGACGGAATCTATCGACGTCATTTATTCATCTGATGCTCCATTAAGGCAACGCGCCGCAACGCTTGGGATTCGCTGTCTTTCATTTCAAGATCTGCCGAAAAGGCCCACACCACCTCAGACCGCGATGCAATTTCCAGTTCCGCCCAGTAAGACGCTGCAATAGCTCCGCATAGCGGCCGTTGAATCTGTCGACCATCAACCTGAAGCATCAGATGGACATCGACGAGATGATGCACATCTGGGAGCCATTCGGGGCCGTAAGGCCCGAACCTCGGGCGAAGTAGCCCCGAACCTTCGACCTGAGGTGACACGCCTGGGTGGATTCCGACGCGCTTGACTCGACTCGGGATGCGCTGGTCGCTTTCTCCGGTTCAGGAGAATTGCGCGCATGACAAATGAGACGTCTGGTAATGGAGGGTCGAATACTCCGGCCAAGCCCTCCAACTCTGCACCAAAGCCGAGTAGGCTTGCCCGGATCAAGCCCGCGCAAGGAAGTGCGGTAACGCACGACAGCATGCCGCCGGGACTTTCACGACCCCGCACGCCGGATAAGCCAAACAACAGCGGCGACCAGAAGCGAACAGATCGGCGTTAACGAAGCGGAAACCCAGGCACGTCGAAGCCATATCTGGTCAGCGACGACGTGCTTGCGATTCTCGACGATCGCCTCCTCCGCCATCTCGTTGAAGGCGGTGAGCACTCCGCGCTTCGATCGAGGATCATCCTCCGTTAGGATCTTATCATAATCGGAGGGGGTAATGGCGATCGGGCTTTGCGGGGTTGAGTACAGAACGCGCACGCACGAAAAAGCAGCCGCAGTAAAGCCAAGGGCCGCGACCGCTGCTTCAATCTTGTGCCGTTGAGACTGGCTCGCCGCAGCAACGCAGCCGGACGCCAAGGTTATACACCACCCGAGCAATGATACGGCGCGCCCCTTTGTCCGCGTCAGGGCCTCGGCGACATCCTTGTGTGCCGCCTCCGCGTGACGCGACTTTTCAGAGACGAACCAGTCCTCGAAATCATCATTAGCCATGTGAGATGATTACCTCCGTGGGGGGCAAAAGTACACGGAAAAGCGCGCGGCCTTCACAACCCCACCAAGCTCCGTAGGTTAGCCATCGAACTCGTCTGCGGAACCTGCTGCAAAGCCTTGGTCCCCATCGGAACGACGGGCGCAGTGCTGGCGGGAACGGCCTGGTTTTCCTGCACGATCACCGTCGTCTGGCGCGTCTGCGCGATGATGATCTCGATGCACCGGAAGCGAACGAACATCGAATAGGCCGTGTCGGCCGTTGTCTCGGTTGAGGCCTCCGCGATCAGCATGTTCGTGTAGCGGCGCTTGCCGGTGACGATCGTGCAGAGCTGCCGCGATTGCTGGAGCGCCAGGATCGTCTGGTAGACCTGCCGGACGTAGCCTTCGCCGAAATTGTTCAGCGAACTCCCGAGGCTTGTGGAGTCGACGAAATCGCTGCCGATCGCCTGAACGCTGCTATTCGACCAGCCGTATTCAAGCTCGAGTTCAGCGGGAAGGCGGAACGCGTGGTCGGTGATCGCGGCCCCACGCTCGACCGGCTGGGAAGTGACCCCCATGGCGTCACGATGGCGTTCGGCAATGGCAAGGTTGGGGATGACAGATATGGAAGCAACCGCGTTGCCGTTCATGTCGAGGCCATTGCCCGCGCCGACGATGCTTCGGTTCGACGAGAACAACAGCGACGCCGCGCCGAGGGCTGTCCCGAGGGCAGTTAGGGCGCCGCTCATCCTAACCTCGATTTCGCGTTGCGCACCAGATTGGCGCTAGCCTGGTTCTGCACCCGCAGGACAGACTGCCCGGTCTGCTCGGGGTGCTGCGCGCCCGAGACGTTGATCGTGTTGGTCTGGGTCACGGTAAGGGGCTGCCCGTTCGAGCCGCCATGTTGAGGGATGCTGGCAAGCGCGTAGCGGTAATTGTCTTGCGCGAAGGGATCGTAACCGTTTTCGCGCTGTGTGATCGCATGCATCAGCCCTGAGAGTTGCCCGGCGTTGTTGGGGTCGAGAGCAGCTGTTGCCCCGATGTGCATCGAGCGAGCTACGCCGGCGACGTACGAAGCCGTGTCGTTACCGTCAGTGCCAGGAGCCCATTTCGAGATAATCCCTTGAATTGTGTCGATGTGGTCTCGGGTCATGTAAGTCCGCAGTTGACCCGCCATGGCCGCTAGGCCAGCCGCAGGCGTCGCGAACTGCGCGAACCTCGGATGTGACGACATCGTTTCCAGCCGGGCTCCGGCCTGACCGACGAAATTCAAATTGCCGGGGTTATTGTTCCGAATGCCTCGGGGGATGCCCGCTAGATCCCCGTAGTCCCCAACCATTCGACCGAGCGCAGTCGCGTCGCCCTGATTGTCGGCGCCAATCTGCCGGCCGATATCCCGGACATGCTCCCACGCGGATCTCCAGCGGCCATGCGACAGGTCGCCCACTGCCTGCGCGAGCGAGCCAACAGTCTTCCCGGCCTCCGAAAACGCAGCGATGAACTCGGTGCGCAGGAAATGCGTCAGCGGCGTCAGCCAGCGTTCCGCGCGCGGCCAGAGATCATCGAACAGGGCGCCCATCTGGTGCATTGCATCCAGTGCGGCGTTGATCCCGGGCTCCCACTGCGCCCAGTCGATGAGCGACGTGCCCCCGGCTTTCCAGACTCGGTAGTCATCATAGAGCGCAAGGATCGCGGTCCCGAGCGCGAGCAGGCGGCCGATCGGCGTGGCGAGAAAGCCTCGATTCAGCAGGTACCATGCGACGCCCAGCGCACCGATCGTTTCAATCCAACCCTTGGTGCTGCGGTCGAGGTGATCAAACCTGTCCCATAGGCCGGCCAGGATCTCCGCGCCGCGCCCGAAGAGCTGCATCAGGGCGGCTCCGAGGCCGAGCACGAACCGGGACGCCGCTTCGATCGTCACGGAGATGCGGTCGAAGTTGTCGAGGATCAGCGCGCGGAAGCGCACGATGTCGCCACCAACTCCGCGTTCGAGCGAGATCGCGACCTTATCGCGCAGCACCTGGAAGACGAGGCCGAGGCTGCGCAACTGCTGCATGAACGTCGCGGACGATTTCGCGGCCTGCTCCTGGCTGATCCCGGCGCGTCGATACACGTCACGATATTCGTCCGAAAACTGGCCAAGCCCACGCTCCATTGCCTGGAGTGTGTTCTCGTCGATCCCCAGAACTCCGGCCTGTGCTCGCGCGCGGTAGTATGGCTCGGAGCGGAACTGCTTCGCCAGATCCTGCATGACGTCGGCGGTGTCGCGCAATTCGCCGTTCGCATTTCGCGTCTGGACGCCGATATGCTGGATGAAGGACTCGCCCCCAGGCGTCGAGCGCAGGAAGTTGCCCATGGACTGCAAGCTGGCCCGTGCTGCCTGCGCATTGCCGCCGACCTGGCTGACCGCATAGGCAAAGGACTGCATGCCAGTTGCCGACGACTGCGCCCGCTGGCTGGCATAGTAGAGCTGCTCATAAGACTGCGCGACCTTGGCGACCGATGCGACGATGCCGGTCAATGCGCCCGCGAGGGCGAATGCCGCCTTCTGCGCGCCCGCAACGGCTTCCTCGAACTGCCGCTGTCCGGTCCTGTCGACGGACCAGCCAAGGGAGACGAGAAACTCGCGGAGTATGCCTGCGTCGGCCATTTTCGTCCTTTACGGCGCGTAATTCCAGATAGAGCAGATCGAGCGCTCGATCTGCACTCGTTACGCTCTTCTAACGCTCGCCTATTTTTCTTGACTTCTTCGCGCCGCTTCACGTGCGCGGTGTTCGTTCTCGGCCTGCGCATCGAGGGCATCGTTCAGTTGCGACACCTGCAACAGCGTCACCTTGCCGTCGTCCAGATCAGCGATGTGCAGCCGCCCGGCGAGGACCGGGCGCATCAGGTAGTCCTCGCCCTCGGGGAGCGAGACAGCCTCGTAGTTCAGCCTATCGCCGCGCCGTTCGAACTGGACGGAACGGCGCCCATAAAACCCTGCAAGTTATCCTGGACGACAGACGCCGCGAGCCGAAGCATCATGTTCATGTCGATCCAGTCGTAGCGGAGCTTTCCACCCGCGACCGCAATACCGAACAGAGAACCGCTTTCCTCGCGGTGCTTGACGACCCCGAGGCAGGCGTCCAGCACGTAATCGCAGTCCGCGTCCGACAGGCGCGCCATCGCTTCCGCGCAGGCCGTCAGGTTGATCTCGGCCGCTGACGAAACGTCGATCTTCTTGCCCGCAGGAAACATTGCCGCGAAGAGCGGGGCGAGGCGACGTGCGACATGAAACTGCTGCCGGGCGCTCATGCGCCCCGTGACGAACTGCTTCCCGTCGATCTCGATCTCGGCCATCAGTTATACGTCCCCAGGAACCCGGTAATGCTGCCAGAGCGGAACGCCCATGTGACAGTGCCGCCGTCCATTGCATATTCAAGATTGGGCTGGCGCAGGAAGCCGCATCCAGCGGCGACAATGCTGTCGTCAGCGTTGTTCTGCACCAGCGTGATGATGTTCTTTCCCCACAAGGCCGAACTGATGCGCTGGGCGTTATAGGCCGCCATCAGGATCGCATTGTAGGGGCTCGTCTTGAGTAGCCGAACGGTCACGGTCCCAGCGTTGGCCGCATGGAGGCTGTGCATGTAGGAGCCGTCCGCGCCCGTTGTCAGGTTCGTCTTGTCGGCCTCCATATCGATCGTGACGCCCTCTTCGGCCGCCCCCGCCTCAGACGCGAGCTGGCAGGCAAGGCCCGTGCCGACGATCGAGCACGTGACATCCTGGAATGAATAGGTGGTCATGGATCAGGGCCTCACGCGGCAATGTTAACGATGACTTCGGACGAATGCACAGCGCCGGCCAGCTTGCCCGCGATCTGCATGACGACTGCCTGCCGGGCGGCTACGGCAGACGCGCTCTGCGCGGCCACAGTCGGCTTGTAGATGTAATACCCGGACGGCATCGTATCCCCGGTGTTCAGCGCGCCGATCGTCGGGCCATCCCACACCCCGGGGGCGAAATACCCATTCGTCACGAACTGTTCGCAGACAGCGGCATAAGACGCCTTGAGAGTGGTCATCCCGGCGTCGGTCTGCGGAATCTTCGTCGCGCTATAGAGCGTGTTGAAGCCGGCCACCTGAAGGGCGTTCTGGAATGCGTCCGCACCGATGCGGACATCGATCCACTGTCCGTTGCACATGACGCCCTGCTGGAGGATCGCAGTGCCGTTCTGGAAGTTGACATAATAGTTGCAGTATTTGGCATCGAGCGCCGCCGCCTGCGTGCTGGTCAGCGTCTCCGCCGTCACGCCCGGCTCGGACTTGAACTTGAGTGTGATCACCGAGTTGTTCGCCGCGTAATCGACTGTCGCGTTGCGAGCAAAGAGCGAGGCTGCCGCATAGGGGCTGCTCGACGAATACTGGCACAGTGTGAAGTTGAGGGTGGCCTGCTTGAGCAGATACGCAAGGTCAGTCGTGGACGAGGCGCTGAGCGCGCCCGCGTCCTGCGTCGTGACGCACAGCAGGCGGGCGGGAGATTGCCCCTCATTCGTCTGTGCCAGCGTCACGATTTCACTGTCAGCTGGCATCGTTGCCATGGCAATCACGCAGCCGTACCAGTCGCCCGACGCAGATGCGAGGCGGTCGTAGGTCGTCGTCAGGGATTCGCCGGACTGCTGTTCGCCGATATAAAGCAGGGACGGCTGCGGCGACTGCGAGAAGAACAGGTCCGCCGCGAGATATTCCGGGGCAGTCGTCCCGAAATCAGTGGCTACGGCCGCCAACGATGCATAGCTGCGAAGGTTCTCGCTCGTCGCAAGGACGCCGGAAGATCCGATCACCAGCAGTGCGCCGAAATTCCGGGTGCCCGTCGCAACGGGCGACAATGTGACCTGCACATTGACGATATCTGATATGGGCAGACCTGCGCTCATGACCGGGCGTTCTCCGTATCGAAGGAAAGGGAAATTGCGTCTGTTTCGATCTGTCCGGTCGATTCCAGAACGCTATGGATGGGGTAGACGCGCACGACCTGGCGCCGCAGACGCAGGGTGATGTCGGTCCTTGGAAGCCACTGCTGGTTGACCAGAGACGGCACGCGGGTCAGTCGCCCGCAGTCCAGATAGGCCATCCCGTTTTGCCACAGCACGCGGCGGTTCTGGCCGATTTGCAGGCCGTCGCGCAGAAGAGAAGCGTTCGCGGTAGCATTGGGGCCGTAAAACGACGCGAACAGGCTCAGTGTCTCATGACGCTGAAGCGTCATCGAACCGTTACCATCAGGGGCGAACTGCTGGATGGCGTTTGCGTCCTGGTCGACCTCTGTGACCGATAGGGCGCACCAATCTTCGTCAATCGGCAACTGTTTGGGCGGCGTCCGCTGCCAACGACGACGGATATTGGAGCGGTCGATGCCTGTCACAGACGCGACGAAATCCCCCAGTATCAGATCGAGCGCGGCGTCCGCGTCGGCCTGAGATTGCCTCGTCGGCAGGATTTGCGGAGCGCCGCTCGTGGTGTCGGACATGTTCAGTCATTCTGAAGCGGGAGGAGGGCGCACCGCGCAACCGTGAAACCCGCTCCAAACGGGGTCCAGTCTTCGATGCTGACGACGGTGAATTGTCGCTCATTGACCGTCAGGATGTCGGCGCCGATCGCACCGTCGCCGGCGAACAGAGGCGTCTGCGAATACACAGTCACGCCGCCCGCCAGACGCTCTGCATCCGGGAGCCGCTGAAGCTCAGCGGATCGGATCGGCACGCAGACGGCTGTCACGAGCATCCCGAACTGGTCGTTCTGCGCTTCGCCTTGGTCGCTCACGGTCTGCGTCGTGCGCGTTATCGTGATCGTCTGACAGAAATCCGGATCGGTCAGAAGCTCCGAGGCATCGAGGATCGGCATTAGCGACGGTTCCTGACATCTCGAATGACGTAGGTGATGTGGTTTTGAAGATCGCCCGTGTCGATCAGCGGTTGCGCCAGATCTGTCGACGGGGCCATGCCTGCGCGACGGTTGGCGAGCTCCTGAGCGGCGCCCGCGTCCCCGGTTTTCTTGGATCGAATGCGGGCTTCCAACGTCGCATCGGCAAGCGGTGCGAATGGCCCAGCGTCCATCTTGTCCTTAACGGCCGCTTCAGCGCTGAGGCCGATTGCTGCCAGTATCTGATCGACGATCCCGGCATCGCCCATCAGGGCCGCCTGACCGGCCTTGCGCAGCCGCTGAACGGACTGTTCTTCGACGCTTCGCACGCCCGGCACAAGAAACGGACGGGCAGGAAGATTGCGCTCCGGATCGCCTGTCTCCAGAACGTATCCGATGAGTGCGTTCGATGCGTCCCCGCCGTCGTCGCGCTCGGCACCCTCCTCAGGGATACCGATCATGACCCGCTTGGACGTCATGGCCGTCACGGCGCGCCGAAGTGCGGGAAGCCCGTCTTTTGTGATTGTAACGGTTGGACGCATCAAAGCTGCATGCCCCCGGCGCCAAACAGGGAGACGAACGCCCAATACTGACGTCCGTATTGGGTGCTGTTCCAGAACCCTGCGTCATCGTAACCGCCAAGGCCGGTGTCGTAGGACTTGGAAATGCCGCCAACACTCTTGGACGCCGTAACCCCGACCTGCGGAGCCTGGCCGGCGCTCACTGCCTGAGCGGTCTGCTGCCCGGACGCCAGCTGATGCGCCACAAACAAGCCGATGCCGAGGTTTGTGCTCGTACCCCACCGCTGCTCGCTGACGAAATTCTGCGCCATCTGGAGCCAGAGCGCGATCGTCGCAGTGGGAAACGTCTGTGTGTTCGAAAATTCCGGGAAGAGGGCCAGAAAGTCAGATGGCGCCATCCCGGAATTTTGGAGGCCGGCCACGACGCTTTGGCTGCTCGACAGGTTCAGGTTCGGCTCGTTCTGAGCCGGGATCGCGTCCGGCTCGTAGCGTGTCGTCCATGCGCTCTCGGACATCGCCGCTTTTCTCCGTTTGCGAAGTCGGGCGCGGCTGAACGAATTCGCATCGCTCAACCACGCTGGGGTGCTTCGCTTCGTCGTCGTTCAGATCCAGCCACATTGGCGGGTGGACATGGTGCTCGCGCCCATCCTCCCGCCGCAGGAAGAATGGATGCCGAACGATCACCAGTGGCATGGGTCAGATCCCGTAACGGCTGCCGGTCGTCTCGGGATAGACGAATTCCACCTGCCCCAGCAGCGACCAGTAAGTCGTGCGCAGCCACATGTCCTGATACGTGATCGGGGTCTTCTGAAGCGGAACCAGCGGATACCGGATCAGGTTCAGATCCTTGGTATAGGCGAACATCATGTCCGCGCCGCCGGTGCCGCGTCCGATGCACCACTTGTTCGGCAGGATCGACAGGCGCTCGCCGGTGCTCTGCGTGTAAGGGTTGTTCACGCGCAGATATTCGAGGATCGACTGCGTGCCCGCGCTCGATACCGTCTGGTTCAGCAGCGAGAACTGCGCAGGCGGCATGAGGATGTGCGACGGCACATATTTCCAGCCCGAGGTGGCCCACACATCCGACTGAAGGGCGAGCACATCCGCCTGGATTTCCGCAGGAGTGCCGATCTTGCTCGCGAAGGTCGTTCCGCTGTTCGTGCCCGTGGCCGAGACGGCCGTAGAAACGGCTGCGGGGTTATTCAGCATGCCGTAAGCGCCGGAGAACGCGGGTTCTCCGATATACACCATTTCGTCGATATCCATCTGATGCTTCAGATTGATCGCGGCGAGCTTCTGCGCATCGATCGGACGGCCAAGGCGCATGGCCTTCTCGAGTTCGCGGTAGGTGTATTGCAGGGTCGAGCCCCACTCGCGCAGAGGCTGCGCGATCTTGTCGATATCGACCTGCGCCGCAGGAATGGCGGTGCTCTCCGCGCCGATCCAGTTCTTGCCGGCGGGGTTGATGCCGCCCACGCTGCCGAACGACGAACGCGTGAAGGACGAGAGATCGTCGGACACGCCGACATCCTCGCGCAGATCGATGTCGCGCCCCCATGTGACCATCGCCAGCGGTTCATGCAGCGTCGGATCGAGGCGCTCCAGCTCGCCGATGAAGAAGTTGCCGACGCTATCCATCGTAGCGGCGTCGAATGTGAAGGCGCTGTCCAGCGTCCGCGCACGGATGATGGCAGGCGTGGACAGCGCCGTGGTCGCGCCGCCCTTGACGGGAGAAATCAGCATGTAGGGATGTTCCATCTGAAACACGCGCTCAATGCGCGGAGTGGGGAAAGCGGCAGTCGCTTATTGAAGGTTGAACGAGATCTCGGTGATGCCATCCGAGCCGGCGGGGCCTTCGAAGCGCGCATTCGGCAGTTCGATCTGGTTGCCCGCAGTCGAGTCAGCCGTGGCTTCGAAGCCACCCACGATCTCGCCCGTGCCTGCGTTGGCAACGCGGACATAAACCGGCGCGCCTTTCACCGGCGTGCCTGAGCCGTAGAGCGTGACGCTCATATAGCCGCGCCGTGCGGTGTCCTGCGCGCCACCGTTGATCTGCGGGTAGGCTGCGGTTCCAGTGTTGGAGACCGCGCGGCCCGGATAGGAGCGGACCAGCAGGCCAGCGATCTCGGCAGCGGTTTCACCACCCGTCAGCGGCGTGATCAGCCCGCTGGCGTTATACTTGACCGGCAGGCCGAAGCCGTAAGCCGCCCAGTTCGCGGACGGATCGAGGTTCTCGGGCGTGATGTCGCCGGGTGCGGGCTCGCGCGACAGGGTGCCGGCATAACCGGTGTCGATGCGGAATTTGTAAGCGGTCATGGTCGGACCTTATGCCTGGCGCTTCGCGAAGTACTCGCGGTTGCGCTGGTTGATGGAAGCGGGGGTGACGCTGGCGCCAGAGTGGTTGTCGATCCGGGGCGGCGTGAACTGCGACTTCGGAGCCTGATTGGCCCGCCGCACAGCGTCCCCGGCTGCGCGGAAAGCAGCAAAGACGGCATCGTGCGTCATCACCTTCGTGCCACGCTTGCCGACGAAATGGCGCACGATCGCGCCCTTGTCGGCATCAGCCATCGCAGCATCCAGCGCACGGCAGCGGATGGCGTGGATCACATTGCGCTTGCTGACGGACGTGCCTTTGGCGTCCATCGTCGGGGTCTTCTGCCCAGGATTCAGCACCTCGGCGGTGGCGATAGCGTCGCGGAAAACCGCCGTGAACGCGGCATCGCCGGTCGGCGCACGGTTCGTATCGTCCAGGCGCTCAGCTTCGTCCTCGATTTCCGAAACGGCAGCCGCTTCTTCGTCCACGGTGGCGCCTGCCGACTCATCGGCACGGGCCACATCGCTGGGCGTCAGGCCGCACATAGCAAGACACTCTCGGATCTTGTCCTCCGACATGCCATCCGCGCGCATCTTGGCCGCCATCCGGTCCGCCGCGCTCTGCTCGGTGAGCTCGGCATCGGTTACCGGCTTCACCAGTGTTTCGACCTTCGCGGTCAAGGCCGCGATCTGCGCCTTGATCTCTGCCAGCGGATCCTCGTCTTTCGCGGGAACCGTTACGGTCGGCTCGATGCGCTCGCCGTTGTCACGCGTGCGACGGTCCATGACGAACCCTCCCTCTTCAGGCTCTTCCATGGAGCCCTCGCGGATCGCTTCTTCGACGCCATCAGCGTCGTTGGTGGACAAGGCGCTCAGGAGCTTGTGGCCCCAGGACTTTTTCTTGAAGGCCATTCTGCTCTCCAACAGTGGTGAAAGATGATCCCCGACGGCGCACTGCGCACCCCCGCGTCCGCGCTGCACGAGCGCAAGGTGATTGCCGATGATGTTGTGTTGCCGGTAATGTCCCGGTCGCCCTTCGATTGGCTCGTAATCGGCGTCGTACCCTGGCGACACTTCACGCCAGCCGCGCTTTTCGATGGCGTCGATCGCCTGGGCGTCCCGGACAATCGCATCACCGACAAGCATGTCGGCATGGTTTCCGTCTCCGCGCCGCAGATGGGTGAGGGAGCCCCGCGAGAAGGTCTGATAATTTGCGGGGCTGAGCATCACGCCGGGCGGATGGTTCAGCGTGATCGGCACCCCCTCGAAGGAAGAGATCGTATCCGGATGAAAAAGGGTCTCGGCATCGCGGTGAACCGTGATTGTGCCGTCCTTCGCGGGATCGACCGGCAATTCGCTCTGGTCGTACGTCATCTGACCGAGCCGGGCGATCGGGACATCACGGCAGAGCAGAGATCCGTCTGGCAACCGCTCGCGCGTTTCGCCTATCTTCTGCACCGAATAAACATCCGCCCCTCGTGGCGGCGCATAATCCAGCGTGGAGACATGTTTGAGCACAGGCAAAAATCCTGAACCGATCGACATCGGGTGGGTGGTCAACGAACTTGTCCGGGTCGCTTACGAAAATGCGGATTGCGGCGGCTTCGAGCCCACGTTGATGGCGCGGCAATCCCCGGAATACCTAGCGGCGTGGCTGCTCGTTCAGTGGCACCGGGCTCTTGAAGGGGCCTTTCCCGACGCCCATCGCACGGACGAGATGCTGGCGCTGGTGAAGGGCGCGATCACGGACGAGGATTGGCCGAACGGATCTGACAACATCAATCCGCCGGACCTGAAGCTGTTCGGTCTGTGACGTATCAATCGATGATCGGCACCTGGTAGCACCGACAGTTGTAAATCCCACCTGGCATCAGGGGCTCTCCGTCCACGACGGGCGGGTTGGCATACTCGCAGACTGCGCCGTTCATTGCCCGGTGGCTAGCGCGCGTGCGCGTGTCTCGATGACTGCGCCAGAGGAAATGGGTGCACCCAGCAGCTTGCGCTCGAACCTGCGTCAGCACAGACGATGCCCGTGCCGTTTCTGTCCGAGCGATGCAGATCGCCCGACTCTCGGCCACATCCCCGGATCGCATGATCTCTTCAACAAGGGATGTTGATCGCGCGCCAGTAATCAGCCCCTCACGAGCGAGCTTCTGCACACGTTCGGCCGCCTCGCGGGGGAGAGATGTAATCAGGTCCACTTGCTCGGCTTGGAGCGCTTGCATGGCCACGCCGGTTGGCGCGTTCTCGATCTCTCGCCGCAGCTCGCGTCCCATCGTCGCCGCATGCGCCCGCCACTCGCGGCTGTTCGTCGCATTCGCCGCGTCCACCATCCGGCGCGCTGTCGTTTCGGCCCACGGCGTCAGGAGCCGCTCATACCGCTGGAGCGCATCGACGAGCGGCTGAGGATTCTCGTCCCCGTCCGGGTCCATCATCTGCGTCAGATCGCCGATATGCCGCGCCACCTTGCGAAGGGCGCGCTCATAGTAAAGTGCCAGGCTTTTCGTTGGCTCGAACGGTTCGCGCCGTCGCGCCTGATCCAGCGTCAGCATACGCATCAGTCGTCGCGCCCGGCGCGCTCTGGCGGATCGTTTTGCAGATTGCTTTCGTCTGGCGGCGCGAGCGTCTGTTGCGGCTCCGGCGGAGCGCCAATTTCGCCGGGGTCAGGCGGCTCGTTTTCGGCATCTGTGATGCTCTGCTCCGTTATGGAGTTCCACATGCCGTCGATATCCGACCCGGCGCGGAGCTCCGACAGCGCGGTAGGCTTGTCCACGAGGCCGGCATCGAACGCACCAACTACGGCCGTTGTGCGAGCTGTCATGATCTCGGACTTTTCCTTGTCGGATGGTTCCCACAAAGACCCGAAACGAAAATCCAGATCATCAGGCGGGGACACGCCCAATTCCGAATAGCAAAGCAGCGCAAGAAGCCTATGCATCGGGCGCCGAAGATTGTTTTCCCTCTTTTGGGATATCCCGGTGTCGTACTGCCGAAGGTCACTCTCGCCGGTGCTAAACCCGGCAGGAGACTGGCCGAGCAGGCGCGTCATCGGCACCTGGATCGCGCCTGCGATCTGCTGCGCGAATTGCAGGAGAACGTCATTTAGGCCCGCGAAGGAATATGTCAGCGCCTGGAAATCGTCCTCGCTGTCGATGACAGACATGCCTTCGTTCGACTGGTAGGCGCGAATGTTGTCGAGCTGCGCCGTGACGCCGCGTTTTGCCTGCTCGTTCAGGCCACCCATGACCTGCTTGTAATTCTTGATCTTCATGACGCGCAGGTGCGCCTTGTAGACCAACTGGGCTGCACCGAGCGTTGCGCTGTCGAATGCCGCGAGAACGTCGATGATACGTTCGGCGATCGACATCCCCCAACCGTTCTCATACTGGCGCTGATACATCGGCAGCCGGATGCCATCGAGCCGGATGACGCGGCTGTGGTGGACAACCTTCCCACCAAATGCGTCTGCATCGGGGATAACGCGGTAGAACCTGGGCTGTCCCAATTCGGGCCCAAAATCGTCAATTCTATTGGAGTAATCCGGATTGACGATCCAGCGGTCTATCGAATACAGTCCGAGGAAGTCTCCTTTCCGCACCGTCTCGGGTCGGAGCGGCGTGGACGGATCCTGCCCCTTTATCATCATGATGGCGAGGCCGCCGCCATAGAGGCGCGACCACTTGATGGTGTCGGTGATGGCTTGCCAAATGCCAAGCCGCGACATCCCGCTGTAGAGGCGGCTAATATCGTGCGGCTCCATGCCGCCAGTGATCTCGATCCCGGCGCGCGTCATGTCTTCAGCGACGCAATCAACGGCGTTCCCGATGATCCAGGACCCGCGATAAGCGGCCTCAAGCTGCACGCGGTTGCGCGTGAGAAACTGGAAGACATATTTCCCGGCAGAGAAACCGTTGTCCTGGCCCATCCCAGTGCGCGTGCGCGGGTTGACGTATCCGTCACGGGTCTGAGCGCGCGTCGGTTCGGGGCGCCGCTGAGCCTTGCCCCGGTTCCGAGCCATAAATTCAATCCTTAATTTGCTAGGCGGGCGTAGATTGCTGCCCAATCGTCTTCGCCGAGGGCCTCAAACGCGCCGGAGGCCGCATCCACCTGATCGTCATGCGCCCCGGCGGGGAAGGCCGACGCTTCCTCGATAAATGCCCGGTTCCATGGCGCCCGCACGAGCGACACGTTGCCGACGTTGACCTGAGATGAGAACGGCGCCGCGCGCGTGGCCTTGTCGCCAGTCTCGCGCACTGCCTCGACAGTGTATCCACTGAGCCGCCGGACAAGGTATTGGGCCTGCGCGACGCCAGCCTGTCCGGGGTCCTGGGGGATCACGATCCGAACATCGTAGCCATCCTGTGCGGCCGTGTTCACGATCGCAGCCTCGACATCAGCCGGATCGCCCCGGAGCCTGACGACATCAAGCACGAAATATCGCCCGTCGTCGGCCTTGAGCATCTTCACGCCAACGGTCCAGTCGGGATCGCGCGCGCCAATCTGGCGCGTCGCCGCCAAGTCCCATCGGCGAACGATCGTGCCGCCGATAGGAGCAGCCGGGACAACGCCAAGCATCGCGGTCTTGAACAGCGTGCCGTCGCCGGGCGTCGGCTTCTGCTGATACAGCGCCGACCACGTTCTGCCGCCCGCGTCCGCCGTTTTGATCGGTAGCAATTCAGAGAGCGGGAAGCGAGCGGGCCACAATGGTTCGCCAATCGACCGCCCCAATGCATCATCGTGGCTATCCGCAATGGCCGGGAGAGAGATGACCTCCCATTTCTCACCGTGCCCCGCGCCCATGTCAGCCAGAAGGCGTCCCGCGAGGTCGTCCTGATGCCAACGCGTCAGTACCACGACAATAGCGCCGCCGGGCATAAGCCGCGTTCTCAGGACGGAACGATACCAATCCCACGTTGTCTCGCGGATCGTCTCGCTATCCGCGTCCTGCATGTCTTTGACAGGATCGTCGATGATTGCGACATCGGCGCCCTTGCCGGTGAGGCCGCCTCCGATGCCGACGGATGTGAACACACCCCCCAGGTTCGTATGCCAGTTGTCCTTGGCCGCGCTGTCCGCAGCGAGCCCGACACCAGGGAACAGCGCGCCAAATTCAGGCGACGCGAACAGGTTGCGCACTTTCCGTCCGAAGCTCTGTGCAAGGCTGGCGGCATAAGAGGCCACCACGACTTGCTTCTTCGGATTGCGTCCGAGGAACCACGCCGGGAACAGCTCCGAAGTCGCCATGCTCTTGCCGTGGCGCGGCGGCATAAACACCATGAGGCGTCTTATTTCGCCTCGTTCGACCGCGTTCAGTTTGTCGAACAGAAGGCGTGTGTGTTTGCCTACCTCGTAGGAAGGGACAACGTAGCGAGCAAAAGCGAGACCATCCGACCGGGCAGACTGCCTCTTGGCAAGCTCATCAATCGCCGCTTGTTTCGCCCGCTCCCGCAATGGCTGCGAGTTCATCATCCGAATACTCGGTCACGCTCCGCTTTACCGTGGCATTCATGGTCACAGCCGACAGTTTGGGATGGATGTAGGGAGCCGCCGCCTTGGCTGCTTCGAACTGCATTTCCGTGACGGATGTATCGCCCGCCATGACGCGGCCCATGATCTCAAGCGGGGTGGCTTTCTTGCTCACCAGATCTTTCTCGACGCGCTCCGCAATAGCCTTCCGACGGGCGGTTGCGACGTTCGTCTTGCCTTTCGGCCTACCTGCTTGTTTTCGTTCAGTTTGCATGGGATTTCTCGGGTATTAAAAATAGGCCAAATCTACCCGGCGAGGCGCGGGCGCTCTGCTCGGTTTTCTTCCCATTCCCGCACCTGGATTTCCGTGTTAACCGCGCGGTTGATACGGCCCATCAGGTCGTGCCCGATCGCCCCGACGCAGGTGTATTTCCGCGCACTCCGCAGAACAATCGGTGCCGCACGAACGACGGACTGGCTGTCGACGCCAAGCAGCATCGCATCCACCCAGTTCAGGCTCACGTCAGCGCGGTGCCGTGCGTGGGGCCGCTGAAGAACAGGGCAAGCAGCCGCGTCATGGCCGTCAAAGCCCAACACGACGAACATGCCATTCGGAACGCGCAAAAGCGCACCACGCGCAATGGCAGGCGTGCGTGCGAGCATATTTTTGCGTCCTCAGGCAGCAGACTTTTGGGATATGAGGCGCACCCATTCCAGAAAGTCACACTCGGCCATGTCGTTTTTCATTTGATTTACGCGCCAGCAAACCAGCCGCACGTTCAGCAACGAATAGGTCCCGCGACTGTCGATGCGGTCCAGGCTGGCGCCCTTCGGGTTCCCCCTGCCATCGCCGCTTTCCATCGGCACGCCGCTCACCGCGCACCGACCCTCCTGCTTTAGCCACAGAGAATAAAGGTCTTCGCGAGTGACCGAGAGCAGTTGCCCCCCGTGACGGCTTGCGCCGGCTCGCCGGTGCAGGGCATCAAGATGGGCAACTATTCGGGGCTCAATCCGGGAAAAGTCGGCGCCATTATGGATCTGCCCCAAGCATCTTTTGCAAAGGCCAGACATCATGTGGAACGGTCGGCTCGCCTTATAGAGGGGCCCAAGATACTTGAACGACCCCTCGGGGAGCACTCGCCTGCATCCAAAGCACTGAAGGCGGCGGTTTAAGGGCCCGGAATAGTCTGTGGCCGGCAGTAGGTGAACGTCGACCACTGGGCCATCTTGCCGTAGGGCAATCTTGCCCTTTTGACTGTATGTGCGCTTTTTGCCCCGCGTTTCCGGGAGGCGGGTCACAAGCAAGGAGTCGTCATTGCGCAAATCAGACAATTGTATATTCCTCGCTAACTGAATGTGCGGGGAAGCGCAAGCTGTTTTTCTTGGCGATGTCGCGCTCGCGATAAAACTCCGCAAGCGCCTCGAGCACGCGCGCGCAGTCACGCTTCACAGCGCGAAGTGCGCTTGTGCGCTCGGCCGCCGGCAGGATGACGCGCGCGATGGATGAGAAGGAGTATTCATCGAACGTCATCATCACGAGAAGCGCATATCCACGCTCCCCGCACGCATCCGCCGCATCCAGAGCGCGTGCGCCGGTCAGCCCGCGCACCATGCTCCATGAAATGGCATCGTGCATGCAGCCGTCAGCCGCCCCTGGTGCGTTGCTCGGCTCCAAATAATCATAGCGCCAGCGGATAAAATCACGCCTCCAGCGGTAAGCGGCACTGTAGGCGTCGTTGGAAATATCCGCCCCCCGATAAAGATCGCCAACCGGGTCTGACTTTCGCCGGATAATCTTCTTGCTGAGATTGACGTCTTCGTAATCCGGCTTCGACATCCGCTCCGTAGTCGGCCCCAACTCGTCCCGAGGCTGAAACTCGACGCGGCGCTTGCGTGTCGGCGTGGCTGGCATTCGGTGCTCCGGGAAAAGCTGCGTCAGGAAGTGATGATTCTACCTGAAATAGTGACGCGAGTACAGTAATACTACATCATGCAGCAGCAACCCGACGCAGTTTTGCGCGGACATTCGCAATCGAACGCCTGTCGCCCGGCGTGGACGGCGCGAATACGATCGGGCCACCGCTCGCGTGACGGAAAGCGATGTGGCCGCCGTTCGTCTTGGACCACGACCAGCCACGCTCGGCGGCCCACCGGGTCAGCTCGCGCACGGCGTGGCCTGGGGCTCTCATGCGGAAGCTTCCCGCGCCACACCCAGCTCCTCGAACACGCTGGGCCAGTGGATCGCGAACGGCATCAGCAGGCGCCCGTGTTCGTCGCGCTCGCCAGCCGGGTGCCATTCCACGAAGCCCAGCCGGTCGAGCCGGTCCACCGTCTGCGTGTCGGGGTTCGACGTGCTGATGCGGCGCGCCTCGATCTGCTGGCGAAGGATACGCCGGTCGGCTTCGAGGTGGACGGGGTGGGTCACTTCTTGCCGAACCTCTTGTGGCTAAGAATTGGGTTACGCGTCCGCTTCTTCGCCCGTGGCAGCCAACGCACATTCCATCCTTGCGGTGGATGATCGAACGAAAGGCCTTGCGGAACGACGACCTGATAGGGGGCAAGCGCGCCGTTCTTCTCCATGTGGGCTGCTACGGATGTCAGGTCCTTGGCCTGCACCGTCACCGTACACCCCACTTCCGATCCGAAGCCCGATGCGACCAGAACGACGCGACGACGGGGAAGGCGGTGATTGCGGTGATGGTGAGGAGGGCGGCGCAGGTCATTCTTTGCTCCAACACGCGCCGGGGTGCTTCAGACGATTCAGCCGCGCCCGCACTGGATTGGGGCCAGGCGGCCGCTCGCCGTGTCCCGCCACATACGTTTCGGCGCTGCGACTCATCAGCCCGAGACCGCCAAGAATCAAAAATCCCCCGAGACACAGCAGCGCCGAGACGACGCCGCCACTGATCCAACAGGCGGCAGAGATGCAGATTGCGCCAGAAGCGAACATCGCGCGGACCATCACCCCACAAACCTCCCCTTCGCGTCGCGCTTGGGCGCGCGCTTGAGGCGGTCGAGTTCAGCGCGTAGGGCGGTGCTCTTTTCGTGTTCATTCTTGAACAATGCTTTGAAACCAGAGGCGAGCGCCTCTGCGGCCTCGTAATCTGCACTGGTTGCAATTAGCTCCGCCCGCGCCTCCCGCAGCGCGCGCCACGGGTTGAGGATGTCACGCAGCCACGCGAGGATGTCACGCAAGGTCATGGGCAAAACTCCCCGCATGTCAGAGCCCCTTCGATTGCGGCCATAGCGATCCTTCGGTTTCTATGCTGCGACCGTTCATGATCAACAACCACAGTGATGCCAGTTGGGCGGTGAACGATGCAGACCCCGCGGCTTCCGCCCCCCACAAGTTGGCCGCCAATTGAGCGCGGCGGCCAAATCTTAATCTCCAAATCACTGCCCGGGATCAGGTCGGTCATACCCCCAACTCCTTCGCGGCCCGGATGCCTGCGGGGGTCAACTTGAATGATGTCCTGATCGAGACAGGGGAGAGCCGCTTGCGCCCTGCCAGCCCCGCATGAACCAGTCCGCCCAGCCCCCAACACAATGTCACAGCGTCATCGTATGCTGGTGGCATCCGCCACTCTCCCGGCGTCTCGGCCAGCCACAGGAGCGCGCGGCGTTGTGGGGCGGTAAGATTGGGAGTGGTCATGCGGCGCTCCGTTTTTGTTTCTCAAGCCACAGGTCCACCCGGGCTTGGTTCAGGCTCCCGGTAAGAGACCGAATTTCGCGGTCTTGACGCTGGACTGCTGATTCCGCCTTGCGGAGGCGCGTATTCATGGCTCCGGCATCACCTAGGCGGTGCAACAGATTTGCAAGAAGCAAGGTCTCGCGATGGGCGTCATATTCATGTTTGAATCGAGCAAGTTCATCCTGAAAAGCGCTTCCCCATGTGTTGGGGGACGATGCCGGTCCAGCGATGGGGGTTACAGCACGTTTCTCGGAAACGTATAGAAGTCCCCATTTTTCGGGCAGTTCGTCGGGCGCAATCAGCCCTTCGGGGCACATGTAATACCGCCAGCGCCCCATCCCGCCTCCCATTTTCCTGTGGGCCTTCTTTGCATCGGCCAGGAAATCCGAGCGGCTAACCTTGCATTCAACGATGGTAGACCCGGCGTCGGAACAGCCCGAAACCCGGACACCGATCGCATCTGGGCTTTCACCACTCAGGAAGCTGATGCGCGGCTCAACAAACGCCACCTGGCAGGCTAGCCCGCGCTTTTGCTTTGACGATCGGAGCCATTTAGCCGCGAGTGCGCACAGGTCGGAGTGACTCATCGCGCCACCCCGCCGTTCTGCGGCTCCGGGCTCACGTGGCAGACGCGCACAGAAGCCCGCACAGCCGCCTTACCACCCGCACCCGCTGCGATACTCGACGCGACACCCGCACCGGCCTCCACGCGCAAAAAACCGGGCGCAGCGTCAGTGTCGGGGCGTTCCTGCACCACGAACATCCCAAATCCGACTTCCGCCGCACGTCGCAAGGCAGCGACGCCGTGTTCTCCCATCGCCATGAGCACCACGCCATTTGCCGGGCTCATCCCGCGTGTGCCGTCCGCTCTGACGAACTTCGTCTTGCCTCTCGGGAACAGAAGCGCGTTCATTTTCGGCGCGAACTCGTGAAACCAGCCTGCGGACGTCAGCGCGTTGACCAAAGCGATGCCGTTGCCA